AAGCCAGCCATTAGAACGCCCACCATGCCAACGACAACAATGCACAAGGTAAAGCTGACCATTAGGGTTACAAGAAAAGTTAGCTTTGCTTTCATTTTTTACCTTTCATATCGGCTAATTTTTCAATCGTCCTACCACCAAAGTAAGCGCCCATGATTAGCATTCCCCATTGCCCAAGAAGTTGCACATAACTTTCATTTGCGTTTAGCCCAAATGCGGACATCATGGCAAACAAGAAATAGCCCAAGAAGATAGCCACAAGGCTCATGGGGCGTATGTTTTTGGATAGCCAAGAGTCTGACCCCATGTCTGACTTCCAGCGGTCTGTGACGTTGTTATCTTCGTTTTTGGCGGCATCGGCAAATAACTGCAATTCAGCCAATTCCATCTTTGCTTTTTCAATACCAAGCTCAAGTAGGCGCTCTTCATGTTCAAATTGAAGTTGGCGTAGCTTGCTGACATCTTCAGAGGTCGGGTTGTCAGGAATTTTTACGCCCAAAGTGTTTTCGACTACTTCCTTGCCCTTGGCTTGGATAGCACTGGAAAGCAAGGTAAGGCCGTTTTGAGCTAGGCTACTGAGCAGGGATGCGACTATTGGAATCATCTTCTTCCTTTGTTTTATTGATTAATCTCTGCATTACTTCTTGCTGGCGCTTTGTCTCTTGCTTAGTTTCTAATATATCAAAATACATCATTGCTAAGATAGGCAACAACAATCCAAACACTACCACCATGCTAAGAAAAGCAATCAAGAACCCCACTTCGCTATCTTCATTTGGTTTATTGCTAGGAATATAAGGTGGAGGTATAGGGTAACGATCATCACCGCCCCTATTATTAGCGCTCTGTCTTGAAGCTGGTTTAGCATTTTTTGCCGTTGCCACAATGCCACCCTATCCTTTGCTTCTTGTTCTAACCTTTCCTTTTCTTGCTCCTCTTGCAGCCTTTCAAACTCTTCTTGAAACCTTGACCACACCGCACCTAGCGCCGGATCAACGCCGTAAATTAACAATTCCCTTAACTCTACCGCTTGACGCTCCAGTTCCATCTCTTGAAAAATGTTGTCTAAAGCTTGGGCTTTTAATGACTTATTCTTTGGCGGGTTTTTCTTTTGTTCAGCGGCGGCGGTTTTGACTTGTTCGTGGGCATCAAAAAATTTACCGATGTAACTTGAAATTTCCATTGTGATGTTGGTGACATCTTTGGAAGCCGCTTTGCAATCCTTGTAAAAAGATACGGCCTGCTTGATAGCGGCAATAGCGGCAAGGGCAGCGGTGAACGGATCAATCTACAGCCCCAAAATATTTTTTACAAGCTCGCCAGCAACCCCTGGCCCAAACAAGACACACACAATCACCGCATACAACAAATATTCAATCCTTGTCATGCGCTTATCGCCATCAGTAAAAGACTTTTCAATAGCCGCATAACGCTCTGCACAAACAGCCTCATGCACAGCTATCTTTGTGGTGGTGTCTTCACTCATGGCGCATCAGGCCAAACAACAGTGTTTGGAAAACCGCTTTGTGCTGGTACATCCCGCAAAGTTTGGCGATAAGTGGCGTATTTATCTTTAGTGGCTTGAGGTGCATCAACAGTCTGAGTCCAATCAGTTGAGACCAACTTAGCGTTACGTTCTGATCTAACTTCTGCTGCCTTGCGGGTGTCTGCACCAGCATCCCATGCCGCTTTCTTTAAATCGTATTCGGCTTGTTCTTCAGTCGTGTATGAAACCTGAACAATCTCGCCAGTGGTGACATTTACTGTTGTAGTGTGCATGATTATTCCTTAGATGTATGCAATGTTGACTTCGCCAGCATCAAACGTGTTAGTTCCATTTTGGGTAGTAATCCGAACTCTGTCTAATACCGCAGAAAGGCTTTTTCTTCCAGCAACAAAGAACACACGGCTTGTAGAAGTTGAATTTTCTAAAACACCAGATGCCACCCAAGTAAACGTGCTTGAGTTTTCAAGTGTCAGAGTCACGCTGCCGTTAATTAAGTCTGCGGCAACTATTGACTGGATACGAAATGATTCTAGGCTACTAATTGCAAACACTGTGTTTGTCTCAGTTATTGCTGCCGATGTTGAGGAATAATCTGAGTTTTCTATGCCGCCAGAATCTCCAATCTGAATATACTTGGGGTCTGTGCCGTTGGTTGATACCCCTTTAAATGTAATAATGATTTGTTTCGTTCCCGATGGAATACCAGTGAAGTCAATGCTTGTACCTGATGTTGTAGCAACTGGAGTTCCAAGGGTAAAACCGCCTGTAGGGCCTGCTACCCAAGTTGGCGCAGAAGCTCCATTGCTTTGTAAAAATTGACCTGTTGTCCCCGCCGCTGTGTAAGCATGGGCTGTACCCGTACCATAACCAACGCCACCAGCCGTAGCTGTTGCCGTTGAGTTAGTTCCACCATTAGCAATTGGCAACGTACCAGTTACACCTGTGGATAAAGGCAAGCCAGTTGCGTTTGTTAATGTTGCACTTGTTGGAGTGCCAAGTATAGGAGTTACTAATGTAGGACTTGTGGCAAATACCAAACTACCAGTTCCAGTTTCATCTGTAACAGCGGCAACAAGATTAGCGGATGATGGCGTAGCTAAAAAAGTAGCTACACCTGTTCCAAGCCCTGACACGCCTGTGGAAATTGGTAAATCAGTTCCGTTAGTTAATGTTACAGATGTTGGAGTGCCTAAAATTGGAGTGACTAATGTTGGGGTTGTCGCTAATACGTTTGAGCCTGTGCCGGTATTTGCCACACTTACTAACGCTTTAGAGGCATCAGTTGCTACAGCACTTGAAGCCGTTAAACTTGAATAAATAGGCGTAGCGCTAAAGGTAGCCACACCGGTAACCCCCAAAGTACCAGTAATTAACGCATTTCCCGCAATGTTTGCGTCTGTGCCTACATAAAGTTTTTTGGCAATGCCTACGCCACCCGCAGTAAAAATTGAGCCTGTAGACACACTAGAAGCGTCTGTTACCAGCGTGGAATTAAGTCCTTGGGCAAAGAGTATGCGAGCCGTTGTAGCAGTCTGACCATCCTTGGTAATGGCTGTGGACAGACCCGTTGCTAAGTCTGCCGTCAGTGCGTTAAAACTAGCGGCACTGATGACTGTGCCAGCAACAACTGGTTGCCCAGCGGTGTTAATGTTAAATGTGCCTGAACCGTTGTAACTCATTCGATCACCTATTAGGTTGTTGTGCTAAAACATTTGCCAAAGCCGCTTGTTTAGCTTGAGCTTCATTAAACTGCCTTACAGTTTCAGGCAATTCTCTTAAAGTACGCATGGCAAATGGGCCTTTCTGTAACAGCAATTTTGCCATCTCATTGCGTGTTTGTTCAGGTGTAGAAATCTTTTTTCCAAGATTTAAAACCGTTCCGACCAATGGGCCTACATTGCCTTGTGAAGCACTTGCCGCAGCTTGTCCAGCTTGTACCGCAGTATCAGCCGCATCCATATCTGCCGCCGACAAAAGTCTTTGTGCGGTTTGCGCTCCTCGACCTACTGATTCAATTTTCTTTAAACTTTCTTCTCTAAAAAGCGCCGCAGTAAATTTTCGATAATCATTTCCAAAAATTTCTTTCAATGGGCCACTTGTTTTTGTTTCTCTCCAAAAATCAAGCATTTGTGTTTGGCCTGCTTTTGTCCCAACCTTATCCCGCAAAGCTTGTAAAGCACCAATTCTAAATGCTTCTAACTCACTAGAACTCATGTCTTTCATCAATTCGGAAACGCCAATTTGATCGTTTTTCATTGCGGTGCGTCCCGCTATGACGGCGGTTTCAAGTTCCGCTGGCCCTCCAAACGCATCCCGAGCCATCTTGTAAATTGACTTACCATCTTTGTCTTTAGGCGACAAATCATCAAGTTTGCGAGTTAATTGTTTGCGTAGTTCGTTAGTTGCTCGACTTTCTGCGGTAGGTTGGAAATTTACTTTTTCTTTTTCGGCTATTGTAAATAATGCTTTTTTTAACGTGTCCAACGCTTCAAATGACAAATCATCGCCAGCTTTAATTTTTGACAAATCTATTGGGACTTTGCCCTCTCTTATTGCCAAGTCTTCTGCGGCTTTCCATGCATCAGGAGCACGTTGAAGTAGCTTGTGTAGGTTGTCATCAACCCTAACCGACAAATTTTCAATTTGGTCATAAAATGGTTTAGAAGCAGTTTTCTTTTCTTCAAGTAAGGCATCCAAAGTTGTTTTGTAACCAGCGCCACCAGTTTTTAAAGATTCATCAGCCGCCGACATTATTCTTTGTGGGCGGGTGGCTTGCCTACTGCGAATTAGCTGTTCTACATAGGTCTTAGCCTGCCCTGGCAAGGTTGCCAACGTGTCAAGCAAAACTTTGGTAGGTTGTCCAGCCGCATCAAATAAAGTTGCATCAGGCCCAAGTTTGGCTAATTTAGCTTCAATTTGTGTTAGTGCGTTTCCACCACCGCCAGGCTCAAATAATGAGCCTACGCCGCTTTTAGACAATACTTCTGCAAGTTTTAGTTTTGCCGCATCCGCCGCAGAGCTTTCGTTAATTCTTTGCATGATGTTGCTACCTGTAGCACCAACAACTTTAGCCCCGCCTTGGAATACTGGCCCAAGGATACCGCCCATCATCATGTTTGTTTGTAACGTGCCACCATAATCTTTTTGTTGGCTAGGCTCAGTTACAGGATTCATCAAACTTGTGCCTGCTCCCATAACGCTACCGGTTGCCAATAATCTAGGCACGGTTGCAACCGCTGATTGTGGCAAAGCCATTGTTAGCGCCACGTTTGGAGGGCTAAAAATGTTGCCAACCAATCGATTAGTGTCAAAGCCTTGGTTTTGTCGTTCCGCTTGGTATTTTGCCTCTCGTTCAGCAATGACAGCATCCATTGCACGTTTGTCTAATTTATCGCCCAACCCCGTTTCCATTAACAACCGAGTACCCGCATACATAGGATCGGTAAAACCCATCCCTAAACCACGGAAAGGGCTTTCTTCTTCAGGCGGCAAAATATTTGCTAAACGTGGAACTTGACGGTTTTTTACTTGGGCTTGTAAAGACTCTCCGCTTGTCTCTTGCCATGACTTCTTTTTAGGCGCAAATGGATCAAAGTCAACCGCTATTGGTTGACTAGCAAATGGGTCGTATTCAACTGGTGTACCCATTTCAGTCTTTCCACATTAAATATTTGCCAGGCCGCTTTGGATCAGGCGAATACCAATTGCCATCTTTTGCTTGTTTAGCTTCCGGTGGCGCGCCTGTTGGTAGCTTGTTTCCTAATTCGGGCGTTTTGTTGTATTTGGAATATATTTTTTCAACCTCATCCAAAGCAGCAAGCCGCCTTTCAATTGATACAGTATCATCGCCAACTTTGCCAGCCATTTCTCTATATAACTTAGTGTCGGCATCAGATTGCGGCCCCTCCATTCGGGGCATTGACAAAACCAAAGCGCCACCAATAACTTTTAATCGATCTGCTTGTGCTGCTCCTTGCGGAGTTTTTCCAACAAATCCACCAACAGCATCAATTATTGAACCACCAAAACTTTGAGTAGGTAATGGTGTTTTTACTAAAGCACCCGTTTCATCAACGCTTTCGCCTGTTAAAACCGATTTTGCTCTTTTAATTAAAGTCGGTAAATTTTCAAGATTTTTGGCTTTCTTTAAATCTATTTCTTCAGACTTTAATTTTATTGCCCTTTGTTCTTCAGCTTTTTTTGTTTCTTTTTGCCGAGCTTCTTCTTGTAATTTTCTTGCTTGAGCTCGATTTTCTTCATCAATTTTTGATATTTGATCAGATTTTCTTTTAGCCTCTGCCAAATCAAATGCTCTTTGATCTTGAGGCGATAAACCGCTTACTGTTGACGGCGGCACTAACGCCTTGACCAATGCAGGATTTACCGCAGGTTTAACTTGTACTTGCGGGTCATCATAAATTACTTCACCTGTAAATTTACCCATTTAATCTCCCACAAATAAATCATTGTTTAACTTATAAACATCTTTTCCTGTTTCTTTATCTTTGCCAATTTTTTTAGCTCCTACGGGAACACCTTTAGGTAATCGTTCAAATGCTCTTGCTGGACGACCCTGATCTAGAGCTTTGTCAGCTTCAATTTCAGCAGCAAATTGCTTTAATTCAGCGTCCAATCGTTGGGCATCAGTCATTGGTTTAGGTTGACCTTGAATAATAGTATTGAATCTGCCGTTACTAAATGTGCCTACGGTTTGCTCTGGATTAAACGCTTGTAGTTGTCGTGAAGCCGCCAATTCAGCTTGAGCTGTTGCCTGTTGTTGAGCTTGTTGTTGCATTAAAAGTTGCGCCAAAGCCATTTTTCCCGCATTAGTCTTAATGTAATTGTTAGCGTTGTTGCCACTCAACAAATCGGGCGACAACAATGGTGACCCTTGCATAGCGGGGACGGCGGGGGTGACTCTTTGCTCAACAGTCTCGCCAGGCAAAGTAGCTACTTGCGCTCGTTCATCCGCTCCCATTTGTCTTTCAAATGGATTAATAGCCGCATTGGGATCACGCATTGTGCTTTGTCTTAAAGCGATTTCTTGCAAATTGCGGTTAGCCTCAATTGGCGTTGTAATGTTTTCAATTTTTTCGGGTATAGCCTCAGTTGCAGGCGTGGTTTTGCCAGCGTTACGCATAAGAAAACCAAGATCAGACAAATAATCCGATTGGTATTGTTTTTCTTCTGCTTCTGATTTTTTTAAATTTTTACTTGCGGTATAGGTTTGCAATAGCTTGGCAAGCCCTGAAACTGGGCTAACACGCACACCAGCCATTTGCGGCATTTCCATTGGTTGTTGAGCTTGTTGCATCAACAATTCAGCCATTTTTCGGCGTTTTTGAATTGCCTCCAACTCAAAATTGGTAGGAGCTAAATTGATATCAGGCATTTAACCTCCCGTGATTGATTATCATATAAAGTATGGCAATGCAGCTTTGCCAAGATCAAACAATCCACCCATAGACGCATTGTCACTTGCAATTTGTTGATTGTATGCATTCATTTGTCCAGCGTAAGCGTTTTGCATGGTTTGAGCAATTGGCGCAGCGCCTACATTTGCGCCGGTAAAGGGCTGAAATACTGGATTTTGTATTTGTGAACCTGTCATCAATGCCGAAATTTCGTTTAATGGCATTTGGCGTTGCTGAATAGCGTTTGCTAATGCTTGTTGCCGAGCTTGATTTTCAAATGCAGCTCTTGCTTGGTTTTGATTAAATTGCTGTTGTTGGGCGGCATTGTTAAACGCCGTAGTATTGTAATTTTGCGTGTAGTTTTGACCAGCCGCTTGGTTTGCCGTATTTTGTGCGGTAGTACCCTGACCAAAATTTTGACCTTGAGCTTGATTAAACAACTGTTGTTGGATGTTACCCTGCCCAAAGTTTTGCGCTTGAGCTTGATTGTAAAGTTGTTGCTGGATATTACCTTGCCCAAAGTTTTGTGCTTGTGCGGTGTTTCCAAATTGCCCCGATGTAAGCGCTTGACCATAGCCTTGGGCATTTGCGCTCATGTCTAAACCAAGACCTTGTAAAACCGCTTGGGTGCGTTGATCGTTCTCTTGTTGCGCTAACAAAGTAATTGCGTTGTTGTAGGCCTCTGAGCCTGGTCGTAACCCTTGATTAATTAATTGCGTTTCTGTGCTTACACGATTTCTTGCAATTTGCGGCTCTAACCGAGCCATGATTGCTTGTTGTCCCGTTGTGCCAGCATTTATAGGCATAGCCGCCACATTGGAAAGGTCAAGCCCACTGTCTGCCATAAAGTTAGCAGCGCTTGGCCCACCCGCCGCCATAAAATTAGCCGCATTAGGCCCACCCGCCGCCATAAAGTCACTTGCATTTGGGCCAGTTCCCGCCATAAAGTTTGCGGCATTCGGCCCTTGCGAAATCCCACCCGCATTGGCAATGGTTGTGTTTGCGTCTTGCCCTGGGTATCCTTTTCCCTCACCGGAATAATCGCCGCCGCTTCTTTCGTACACGGCTTTGACCGCGTCGTACCCACCATATTTATTGAATTCGGCAGTAGGCGCACCACCACCGGTCATAGACCTTTGCATCAAATCTCGTGCGATGTTGGGTGTTAACCCATTAGCGCCAACAACTTGCGAGTATTTTTGATCGCCGGTAAAAGAAAAAGGGGAACTTAGTGTTTTGGCTACATTACTTGTACCCAAGTTTGCCAAATCAGCAAATTGCAATTTTGTTTTTTGTTGGGTGTCAAAAATCTTTTGCGATTCGGGATTAAGCGATTGCGTAACATATGGCGTGTATTCGTCATATGGGTTTGTCATGCCTGGTCGAAAAGCAGTGTACGCTTTTGCATAATCTTCAGCCGACATACCTTGATTGTTCCTTGCAAACTCTTCAACCGCATTAGGATTCGCGGCATAAAAAGCGTTTAACCCATATTGCGTTGTTGATTTTCCATATGGGCTAGTAATGTTTGGGTTGTTAATCTTGGCTGTTGCAAAAGCCGCCTTTATGTTAGCGGCAGATTGTGCATCGGCGGTTGCTGTCGGATCAGGCGCAACTGGTGCGGCTGGCGCATCTTCACATAAAAAGCTCATTTTGATTCCTTAAAAAAGAATGTAGTTCCCGATTCTTGATAGCCAGCTCTTATCAAAATTGGAGACAAATTCGCACCAGTTTTATGACTTATTACAACCGTCCCAATTTTATTTTCCATTAAATGCTTTCCAGCAAATTTAAGCAGCTTGCAAATTTCCAACGTCCCGCGATATTCCGGTTTAATGTAATAAAACGCATCTAAGGCAATTAATTGTCCTAAGTATGGCGCTTTGATTAACATAAAACCAACATGACCACACAATTCGCCATCTTCGCGCAATGTGTAGTAAACAAAACCATTGATAGCTTCTAAATCAACTAATCCACCGTGGTCAAATCGATACTTAGTTTTTCCATACAATTCTAACCAATGATGAGCATTTAAAACCGCCGCTTCAGCAACGCAATCTGCATATTTTTCATATGCAACAATCATAAAGTACCGCCACCAGTAAACACTAAATCAGCCGCCACCCACTGAATTTGTGTGCCTTGGCTAGACGTTTTTAGAATTGGCGCAAACGAATAACCAATTTCAGTGACCCCTTGCCAATCCGCGCTAGCCACTAAATTGTCACCCCAATAAGCAACATCCCAAAGCGCACTGTCCCAATTACCATAATTAACTGGAGCAAAATTTAAGGAAGCGCTGCTGTCAGCCAAATTGTAGTCCACATTAACATTGCCATAAACCGATGGAAAGCCGTCTGTAAACAAATGGTAGCGAATCATCTGACACTGTTTTTGATTGGCTTGCCCATACGTTTGAAAGGATTGCAGCCCAAAACTTGTTATGTCTGATGTGTCATCCACAGTGCCGTTCCACGCCAAACCCACAAAGCCATCGCCACCAAAATAAGGATCATCTTGGTAAAGCGCCCAACAATTAGCGTCCCAACCTGTAAAGTTACACCACGATTTTGTGATGTTGTTCATTACATACTGTTGCTGCTGACTGCCTTGCTCAATGGGTACATTCAAAATTAGCTGGTTTTCTTTTGGAAAATACAGCAAATCCCAGCCAAAATTGGTTGAATAAGTCGATATTGCTTGACTCATTGCATATTGAATTTTGTTTGTAATAGACACTCTAGGGTCAAGCCGTGAGCTTTGCAATGCACCACTCATAGGTACTACGCCATCTTGCGTAATGATAAGCAAGTCACCGCCGTACTTGACCCAGCAGCGCTTACCAATAGGAGCGCCTAGTTGATAAATGCCAATTAATGAAATGCCTGTTGGGGTTGTTGGGTCAGTTAGCCGCCATACTAGTGTTTCACCATTTGAGGTAATAAACACTAAATAGTCATCCATGCCATAACCAGCGTCTAGCGTCCATGTCATTGCCGCCACAAGGAAACCGCCCATTTGAGCAAGGCTTGACATATCTAACGCTACTGCCGCGCCAGCAATGCTATTAATTGGCAAATACCAAGATTTTAATGTGCCATCTTGGATTAGCCAAACTCTGTTTTTAAACAAAGTAATGTTTGAGCACGTTGCCGTATCTACGCCTGTGATGTCATAACCAGCGCCATCACCATCTTTTGCCCATGCCGAGCCATCATAAAACCGTAGCTTGTCCGCACCATTTACCATCATCAAATATGAAGATGAAGTCCGCATATTGATGTATTGCCAACGGGCGTTGGTAAGGCTTGACACATCGGCAGCACCTACTGCACCGCCAGCCGTGATGTTGTAAATTTTAGTTGTTGCCGCCGCAAAAAGTTTGTTTGCCGTAACGCCCGAATACGCAATTACCGATTCAACTTGACCCGTGATGCCCGTTGCAAATTTGGTGTAGCCATAACGCAAAACCACAGAGTTAGTGCCAGGCCACCAATTTGTCAGTGTTACCGCATCCTCAATAGCCATAGCGCCAAGGGAATCCCTTGCATTCCACCCGCCAATAGGCGCAGGGATTGTGATGGTCGTTGAGCTTTGAGTTCTTAAACCCGCCCCCCGTGCAATTGAATTTAACATTAGGCTTTATTCCGGCGGGATATGGCTTTGGATTTATCCTTAGCCTCTTGCTTAGAATTAGCTCCCCACGCTTTTAACGACAAAGCAAGTCTAGTCGGCTCACCGTTCTTTTCCATAGGGCCAGGCATATTGCCCATTCGGGCAAGGAATGATGCCCTGCGAGGGTTGTCCCCTGACTTTACAGGCGGCTTTAAATCCATGCCCTCTGCCTTTGCCGAGGCTCTGCCCTTGGCGTTTAAACCGCCCTCGGGATTCTTACCCTCTTTGCGAGTCCATGCTGCCGTCATTTCTTTTTCTCAGGCTTGGCGGTCTTTGCAGCTTGTTTAAAATCTTTAGCTGTGGGCGCTCCCTCAGTGCCAGGCTTACGCATCTTTTCGCCCGACCCCGCCGCTATTCTTGCCCTCTTTGCTTGAATATTTGCATAAAGTCCATCTAATTTCATGTCATCTCCTTAAACGCTAGGCCAATTGCCATCTTGCACACTCCACGGCCCGACAAGCTGATTCATGCCCACAGGCGCTAAACTCATAGCCGATACAGGTACGTCACCAGCCTTGCAATAGCTCAATGCACGATTAAATTCTGCTAGTTCTGCGCCGTAATCTAGCTTTTTGGCTTTAAGGAAATAAAACCGCAAGCCAGCCATCATCAAATCATCAGGAAAAATCGATGTGTCTGAATCCGCTGTATATGCTGGTTTAGACCCAACGCTTGAGCCAGTTGCACATACCCAATAGTTTGAAACGTATTCAAACGAAAAGTTGTAGACAGTGGTCAGCGCTTGGAAAATCCTAAACTTGCCGTTGTATATGCGGTAGCGCTCCCTTGGGCCAATTGAAATAATGCCGCCTTGCAAGAATTGCCAATCTTGAGATGACTTTGTGCCAAGGTTACGCCAATGGTCAGTCCTGTCCCAGTTGGTGTCGGAAATCATGCGGTCGTAGCCATCAGGCAATGGGTAATCCTGTTTGGCAAACGTCATTGAAACCGCAGCAGTTGAGGTGGCAACAGGCGTATTTAGCGTAACCTGAGTGGCGCTGTCAATCGTCAAAATCTCAGCATAAGGCGCTTGCCCAGTGCCAGTTATGACGTTGCCAACCTGTAAAGCCGCCGTGCTAGGAATAGCCGTAATGACCCGAGAACCCGCTGTGATTGTGCCGGTTGTGCTTACCGCCGTTTCAGTTTGCCAAATGTAGGCTTGGACTAGCTTTTGCCACTCATAGTCGCGCACCAAGTCCTTGCCTAGACGCTGCGCCAAAGCCAATAATTGTATGGTTTGGTTGTTGGTTGACCCAATTACTGAAGCTGGCTGAGTCAAGCCTAACTCGCCTGAAACTTGATCTACCAATTGCAGTAATGTGTAGTTCGCCATTTACTCCACCAATTCTTTTTTAGGTCGTCCGGATTTTTTAGCCGTCAATTCTGCAATCATCGCACGGAGTTCAGCCATTTCAACATCTTGGGCTTGCAGTTTTGCATCTGTTTCGGCTCGTATTTTGTCAAACATCTGCGAGTCTTGAGATGCTGCAATAAATGCTCGCGCCTTTTCGCGCAAGTCGTTAAAGCCCATGATTTTGTTGCCAGCAATGTCTGCAAGCTGTGCAAATTGATCAATGGTAAAAATGTTAAGCGCTTTGAACTCAGCTTTTTGGGTTTCAGAAATTGCGTTCCAAACCTCAATTGGTGTGCCTGCTACCGTAGCTTCTTTCTTTTGCTCAAACCTTGCCCATTCAACTGGGTAATCTTCTATGTCTTGCTCACGCATGGGGCGATCAATAGTCAAAGTGTTATCGCCAGGCACTAATTTCTTCAAAAAGATACGTTCTTGAAAAATTGGGCGCTTTTCTTGAGCCGTCAAAAAGTTGTTTTGTACTTGAACCGCATGGAAAAACACCGCCATCTTGCCGCGATTGCTCTCCATAAATGACTCATCTGTCCAACCCGCTGTTTCGTTTTTCATGCTAATTCCTTGAGTTTGAAAGCAGTTTCCTGCATAAGTCCATCACCGTAAAACACCACTTCCGCATCCTGCGTTTCAATGAAATTTTCCATTTCAATTGCCGCTTGGAGCATTTGCTGTGTCGTTTGGAAAGTTCTCAAACCAACATTGACCATGATTTTAACTTGATCTTTGCCAGTATGAGCACCCGCATGGCGGTTATTTGTGAATGAACAATCCATGCCATGAATGTCAAACCGGCGAAACCCTAAAGCCGCCGAAACATTCATTGCCCTCATGCCTACACTAGAACCGCCACCAATCAGGCTTTCCATTCCCTCTTTGTGGTGCTGGGCAACCCATGCCACCGTTTCTAAATCATCGCCATTTATCAAATGCCATACCTTAACATTTTTACCTTTAAGAATTTCCCAAAAGTTTGGATGGCAGACCGAGGCCATAAGGTACTTAGTTTCCTTTTGCGGCTTGCTTAACATTTGCGCTTTGTGCGGTCTTGGGTCGCAATCAACGTGGAAGTCGGGGATAACTCCCCTTTCTACCAAGTAATCATGCGCCCCTGAGA